CGATGAGTACAACTCTTACTAATATTCATAACTATGCTGGTACTGGCACGTTGTCTAATGGCAACTTAACAATTTCGTCTACTGGTAATAGTACCGTGCAAACGACTACAGCGATTACAGATAAGCGGACATTTGAGGTTACCATATCTGCATTCATGCAGTATTGGGCCATTTTTGGTATGGCTGTAGACTCATTTTTTTCGCCTACTGGTGGTTTTTATATTAGTTATAATGCTAATTGGGAGATTGTTGATCCTACAGGATCGACGGTTGTTACTGGACCTTCAACTCCGGCAGTATCAGCAGGAATGATTTTGAGTGTTAGTGTTGATCCGATAGGTAAAACTATCACAGTTAAAGCGAATGGTACTGCGGTTTTTACAAATCAAAATATTTCAACTTGGGCACCTACGACATGGAAAGCAATTCTTTGGGGCGTTGATGCATCACAATCGGGTTATACGTTCTCAACAACGGGTAAGTTTTCAGGATTAACGTATGCACCGCCGGCGGGTTATGCTGAGTGGGATGCTACAGGTAATCAGCGACGAGTTAGTTTGCATAGTATTGAAGAAGGATTTACGCACGGTAGTAAAGCATCGGGTGGATTGCATCAAATTTCTAAAGGCATTATGTGTCGTCGTGTGACTCACACAGATAGGTTAGCAGCATGAGAATACCTAGTGGGAAAACTGATCAAAAGATTTTCTTTGTTGCTGTAGACTCTACTGATCTTGTCACACGAAAGACAGGATTGTCTTCGTTTACAGTGTATCGCTCTCGTAATGGCGGTGCTGCAACAGCATATACGACGCCTACGATTGCAGAATTAAGTTCTGCGAATATGCCGGGAGTGTATTCGCTTTTAATTGATGAAGATACAACTGTAGCAAGCACATCGGACTCAGAAGAATATTGTGTTCATATTACGTGTACAGGTATGGCTCCCGTAACACGCACTATGGAGTTGTATCGTCGTGTTACGACTTCTGGACGTACTCTTGCTGTTGATGCGAATAGTCGTGTTGATGTAGGTGCTGTATTGGGTACTGCACAGACAGCGGGTGATCTTGCTGCGCTGATTACATCAACGTATAATCGTGTTGGTGCGCCTGTAGGTGCTAGTATATCTGCGGATATTGCAGCAAAGCCGACTGCGGCAGCTATTAGGACTGAAATTGACACTAATTCAACGCAATTAGCTGCGATTAAAGCTAAGACTGACAATTTGCCTTCTGATCCAGCGGATGAAAGTTTAATTATTGCTGCAACTGACGCAATTTATAATCGAATTGGAGCACCTGTTGGACTTAGTATATCGGCTGATATTGCGAATATTCCTACAGCGCCTACTGTGGCGTCTATTCGTACTGAAATTGATACCAATTCAACACAGTTAGCCGCTATTAAAGCGAAAACTGATAATCTTCCAAGTGATCCAGCGGATGAAAGTTTGATTATTGCTGCAACTGATGCAATTTATAATCGAATTGGCGCACCTGTTGGTTTAAGTATCTCTGCGGATATTGCGAATATTCCTACAGCGCCTACTGTGGCGTCTATTCGTACCGAAATTGATACCAATTCAACACAATTGGCAGCAATCAAAGCTAAGACTGATAATTTACCGTCTGATCCCGCAGACGAAAGTCTTGTTATTGCTGCAACTGATGCAATCTATAATAGAATTGGTACGCCTGTTGGCTTAAGTATCTCTGCGGACATTGCTAGTATCGGTGTGCCACCTACAGCGGCAACAATTAGATCAGAAATTGATACTAACTCGACACAGTTAGCAGCGATTAAGGCTAAAACAGATAATTTACCGTCTGATCCCGCAGATGAAAGCCTTGTTATTGCTGCAACTGATGCAATTTATAGTAGAATTGGCGCTCCGGCTGGCTTGAGTATTGCGGATGACATTGCTGGCATCGGTGCGGCTCCTACAGCGGCAGCAATTAGAACGGAAATTGATACAAATTCTACACAGTTAGCGGCGATTAAAGCAAAAACAGACAATCTTCCTGCCGATCCGGCTGATGCTAGTGACATTGCTGCGTCGTTTAGTGCGGTTGAAGCTGCAATAGCTGCGGTGCCTACGTCTGCGCAAAATGCTGATGCAATATTTGATAGGGCGAATGGCATCGAAACGGGTATGACTTTGCGACAAGCAATTAGGCTTATGTCGGCTGTGATGTTGGGTAAGAGTAGTGGACATCCGGGTAGTCCGGTGTATAGAGATGTGAATGATCTTAAGGATAGGGTTACTGCAACGGTTAGTTCTGGTAATCGTAGCGTTGTAATTCTTGATGCAACCTAGCGTGTGAGTCACACAAAATGCCAAATTATAGACTGGAACAAGGTTCAATACAGTGGCAGTTTAATCGTTCTCGTGCCAAGATGCAGATTATGGGCGGTGCATTTGGTAATGGGAAGACAACTGCACTTGTGATTAAGGCGCTACAATTGGTAAAGGATTATCCCGGTTGTAACGGATTGTTGGCACGAGAGACTTATCCTAAGCTGAATGATACGCTTAGGAAAGAGTTTTTGAATTGGTGCCCGTCGTCTTGGATTAGAAAAAGGCCAACGCAAGATGATAATACGTGTTATTTCACGAATGGTTCAGCGGTTAATTTTCGTTATGTGGCTCAGCGAGGTAAGACAACGCCGGATGGCACGACCAGTAGCAACTTGCTATCAGCAACCTATGACTGGATTGGTGTGGATCAGGTTGAAGACCCCGGCATTACCCATAAAGATTTGCTTGACCTTATGGGTCGGCTTCGCGGGCAGACACCTTATAGACCAGAAGGGGAAGAGGATATATCTATGCCGTCAAATGGGCCGCGTTGGATGCTCTTGACGGCTAACCCTAGTCCGAATTGGTTTTATAAGGAGATTGTTTACCCGTATTTGCAATGGAAGAAGTACGGAACCAAGAGTGATAAGCTGCTTGTAGATGAAGAGACAGGTTTGCCGTTGATGGAGTTGTATGAAGGAAGTACATATACGAATGCTGCAAATTTGCCAAAGGACTATATTAAAGGTCTTGAAGCAACGTATAAAGGGCAGATGCGTAAGCGGTTTTTGCTAGGGGAGTGGGCTGCTTATGAGGGACTTGTCCATGCTGACTACAGCCGTGAAGTGCATGTACTTACTAGAGACCAAGCAGAAGCGCACCTTGCCAAGTGTCTTAAGAGGCACGTTAAAGTGCAGGTTATTGAAGGATATGACTATGGGCTGCAAAGTCCTAGCTGCTATTTGTTTGCTTTCGTGGATGAGTATGGGCGTGTCATTATATTGGACGGTTTCTACAAACCCAATTTCCATTACACCGATCAACCTAACGAAATATTTAAGATTAGAGGAAAGTATGCCGGTCTTATTGAAGCTAGAGAGCGGATTAATGCCGATCCGGCTATCTTCAAGCGAACGGTTATTGCTGGTAAAAAAGATACCGGAGAAACTGTCGCTAAACTACTTGAAGAAGGAGATATTTATTGCAGACCTGCCACGAACCACATATTGCCGGGTATCGCAAAAGTAAATGCGTATTTGAGTGGTACAGAATGGGCACCACATATATTAACAGGAGAGAGGCCGGGACCGCTTTTGTATGTAGTAGATGATTTAGAGTGGTTTGATGATGAAATTAGTAACTATTACTGGAAGAAAAATCCACTAGGACAAATGATTGATGAGCCTCAAGATCATGGCGACCATGCTATGAATGCGTTGAAATATTTACTGGCTCATAGACCGCATCCTAGTAAGATTATTATTCCGAATAGTGCGTTGCCGCCGGGTTGGATGCGGTGGCATGAGTATGATACGGACAAGTTTGGGAACATTGTTCAATAACTGTGTGACTCACACGGAGGGGAAAATGGACTTTGATGCTGCGTTAGATACGATTTGGAAGACGACTCCCGTTGCAACGCGGGAAGCAATTAAACGTGTTGCAAAGGATGCGTTTAGGACGTTTGGTATGGATCATCCGCTTGTTATTTGTCATTTTATGGCTCAGATTGGTCATGAAAGTGGAAATGGCAAGATAACAAGGGAAAATATGAGCTATAGTGCGCAGAGAATTATGGAAGTTTTTGGTGTTGGTAAACACAGTGCCGCTATAACGCCAAGAGAGGCGCAGCTTTTAGCTCGTAATCCTGTAGGATTAGCCGAGAGAGTGTATGGACTTGGTAATCCTAAGAAGGCTAAGGAGCTAGGAAATACTAAGCAGGGTGATGGATACCGTTATAGGGGTAATGGGTTTTTGCAGTTGACGGGCAGAGCTAGTCACCGCAAGGTTGGTGAGATGATGGGGTTGGATTTGGAGGGTAATCCAGACTATTTACTTCGTCCAGAACATAGTTTTGTTGCTGCTTGTGTTGAATATGTGAATTTAGGAGCACGAGAGGCAGCAGAAAAGGATGATATTCGTACAGAAACTCGTCGTATCAATGGAGGTTTTAACGGTTTAGCTGAACGTCAGGTGCTTTTAAGGAAGTGGAAAGAGGCTCTTGATGGTGTAGAAGCTCCTGTATGGGCGCCACGAGGGGCAGAATTGGACAAACCGAAAACACTTATGTCTACCAGTGAAGGTGTTTTGGGGACGGGTGCGGCTGTAACTGGTAGTGCGACGGCGGTAACGCAAATCATGTCAAACGTTAGCTCAGTGAATGATACAATTACATCTATGCATGATGGAGCAGAGCAGGCAGTTGAAACAGTGAAGATTGTGAAGCCATTTCTTGGTATGTCGGCACAAACTTGGGGTATTATTGGAGCAACAACTGGTGTGATTTGTGTATTGTTGCTTATAGGTGTGTTAGTTTTTAGGTATCTCAAGCTAAGGAAAAACAATGTTTAGTAGTATCATAGATCAAATTCCATGGTGGGTTTACTTGGGGCTTATGTTTATAAGTGCAGGATTGTTGTGGTATTTTGCTGCACCTATCATTTTGCCTCTTTGGAAGCTTGCACCGAATTGGCTTAAAGTAACACTTGGCGTTATTGTAGCTATATTTCTAGCCTTTATTAAGGGTAGGAACCTTGGACACGACAACGCCGTAAAAGAGCAGGAGAAACGAAATGTGGAAGGTGAAACTAAACGATCTGAGTTACACGACAAAATACGCAAGCTTCCTCCTTCTGATGTTGATAATCGTCTGTCTAAGTGGATGCGCGACTAGTGGTGGATGGCGATATATTAGGCCGTCAAAGCAAGACGTTTTAACTGAAGGGACAAAGCGGCAGATACTTGAACATAATGAGTTTTGTGAACTGCAACACGCTTGTAAATAAATCGTGTGACTCACACGGAGGGGAAAATGGACGAGGATCAAGCACGCGAAGGTGAAGACGATACCAACATCTATGATGTTGATAAGCCTGTTCAACAGAAAAAAGAAGACGTGCAACCTCTTTATCGTGTGTTTAAGGGGTCAAAAATACCTGTGTCCAAGAGTACAGGTAAAATGTGGAAGGCGCGTATGGACGCGGCAGTAGCTGCGTATGATGTTATTTATGGTGTGTGGAATGAGTGTTTTGCTTACTACAATAATCATCAAGGTAAAAGCTTGAATACGCCGCGTGGTGTATTTAAGCGTGGGGATAGCTCTGAGAATATTGTGTACAGCAATCTTAATGTGATGCTTCCCGCTGTATATAGCAAAGACCCTGACATTACGTGTAATACGAATGATGAAGGGGATAGCGATTTTGCAAAGACGTTGCAAGCTGTGTTGAATGCTTTCTTTACAAGAAGGGGGCAGCTTAATGCGAAGTCAAAATTCAAACGGGCTGTGGGTTTTGCTCTGCTTACTAATTTTGGTATTCTTAAAATCGACTGGACTAGAAAAGACGACTCCACTGAGATGGCAAATAAGCAATTACAAGAGATTAGCCAGAGGCTCGTGGAGGCTAAAACGACACAGGAACTCGAAGAGATTTATGGACAAATCGAAGCTCTTGAAGGTTCAATGGAAATCTTCACGAAGTCGGGGCCGGGAATAAAGAATATTCTGCCGCAGAATTTGATTATTGATCCGAATGCAGAAGATGACGACGGCTGTGATGCAGCTTGGCAGATTGAGAGAGCGTATTTTCCAACAGCGTTTTTGACTGCGAAATATACACAGCCGTTTGAAGGTGAAGACGAAAGGGATGATAAAACACGATCACTTGTTTATAAACCAACGCATATAGCGTCATTCGATAAGGCTGGAAAGCGGGATGATGGGCTCGGTATGGTGCTTAATGCGCTTGACGCAAATCAAGTAACAGAGCATCAAAATGAAGAACGTACAGGTTATATGAACTTGTACTATACGGAGTGTTATATCGTTTGGGATAAGATGACGAAACGTGTCTTCTTGTTTCATGGGGATGATTGGACTTGGCCGCTTTGGGTATGGGACGATCCGTTGAATATTAGTCGGTTCTTTCCGTATTTTATTGTGTCCTTTGGTATGAGTACAGGAGGTACAGTTAGTGTTGGCGAAACTGCGTACTATCTTGATCAGCAAGACGAAATTAATGATATTAATCGCCAAGTTGCCAAAATCCGGCGAACTGTTTTCGACTTCTTTTACTATAATTCAGATGCCTGTACTAAAGACGAAGTGGAAAAATTCATTAACGCTATTCGAGGACAAGGAAAAGGTGGCACGAATGAGCATATTGTAGGCGTTCGTGCGGGTGAAGGTAAAATTGCGGACCTTATTCAAGCATTTGTACCACCGCAGCTACAAGCTGAAGCTCTGTTTAATAAGGAACCTATTATTAATTCGATCAATCGGATTAGTAATACGAGTGATGCGTTAAGAGGTACACAGTTTAAGACAAACACGAATAAAGATGCTGTACAAACGTATCAAGATGCAGCACGTATGGCAGTAGGAGCTAAGATTGACGTTGTAGAAGATGTAATTGCAGATATTGCCAATTCGTTTGCTGAAATTGCGGTTCAAGTACTAGATCAGGAAGAGGTTACTGGTTTAGTAGGTGAAACGCTTGCAGCTAATTGGGATAATATGACGCTAGAAGAGTATACGGCAAATTACAATATTGAAGTTGTAGCTGGTACGACTGAGAAAAAGAACAGCATCTTTAAGAAGAAAGAAGCTGTACAGATTGCTCAGGCTATTGGACAGTTTGCTAGTGCTGCTCCACTTACGAGTATGCGTATTATGTTGCGTGTGCTTGAACAGGCATTCACTGAGGTTGTAATCACTCCCGAAGATTGGGCGCAGCTTGAAAAAGAAGCCGAAGCTAATTTGCAAAAGGGTGTTACTACTGGTGGTGATCCTTCGCAAGGTGGTGGCGGGGATATTAAACAGCAGCTTATGTCTTTGCCGCCCGAAATTAAACAGCAGGCTATGCAAATGAAAGAACAAGGAATGCCAGACGATCAAATTAAGGCATTTCTGATGGAAGCTGTACAGAAACAGGGCGGTGGGCAGGGTGCGCCTCCATCCGCACCTGAACAACAAGGCGCACCACAATCAGCACCGCAACAGCAACAAACGGCTGTGTGAGTCACACGAACGCCATAGGGGAAGTGCAATGGCTGGTAAAGTAGATCAGAACGCTGCGAATGAGTTGGTACGAGAGAATTTTGGTTTAACCGCTGATGATTTAGGGATGAACCCCGGTGAAGACTCAATTTTTTCTGATAATGACAGCAATCCTGATGATTTGGATGATGCTGGTGGGGATAACAACAATCTTGGAAGCGATGAAAATTCCAATGTAGGGGATGATCCTTTATTTGAGGCTTCACAAGAAAAACAGGTACCAGTTCAACAGCAGCAGACACCGCCGCAGTCTCGTATTCCGCAGAGTGCAGAAGTAAAAGTTGACGGTAAGGGCAATCTTGTCAATCGTCAGACTGGACAAATTGTTGCCAAAGCGGGTGCAGAAGCCCGTATGTATCAGAAATTGCACAAGACAGAGGCTAACTATAGGCATCTTGAAGCACAGCATAACGATGTAACAACTCGATTGAATAAAGCAATTGAGCTTGGGACTGGCTTATATAATAGGTTGCAAGAGATACAACAGAGCCAAGCAGCGACTGCACCAAAGACGTTTGGTTTAAGTGATGCAGAAGCTATAGAAGCCCTGAATTTTGCTAAGGAAGCCAAGGTAAATCCTGTAGGAACAATTCAGAAACTATTGACCAAAGCGGCCAGTAGTGGTATAGATTTAACATCAATAGGTCTATCTGGCGGTAATTTCGATCCTAAATCGTTGCTTGATCTTGTTAGGGGTGAAATTAACAATGCCATGAACCCGCTGAAAGAGCGGAGCCAGCGGGAGACTGCACAAGAGCAGGCTCAGCGTGAGGCAAATGAGCGAAGCGAACAAGCAACGCGGGACCTTAACTCCTTCCTATCTGCGAACCCCGAAGCACGGGAATACCTTCCCGTTTTTGCAAAGGTGTATGAACGTCCTGAATTTCAGCACATGAGTTTGGGTGAGGTTTGGGCTAAATTGCAGTTGAACCTGTTGCGCCGTCAAGGACAGCAGCGCCCCCCGAACCGGCAGCAAAACCGTAGGCCGGGGGTACCTAGTGGACAAAGATCAGCTCCAAGGGGTACCCCTCAGAATAGTGGTTTAGCTTCCGTGGATACGTCATATGAAGACATTGTGAGGGACTTGCTAAAATAGCGTGTGACTCACACAACCGGGGCCGACCGGGATGCACAATTCCCCGGCCTGATGGAGCAATAAAATGGAACTTGATACTGTTATTCACTCCATGCTCACTCGCTCAAGGGCGAAGTTGATCATGGCATCTGCAATTAGTGGAACTGTTTCCACTTATCTTCACGCCAAGAAGCGTATTGTCGTCGAAGATGGTGGACCGCAGATCACCAATCCATTGATTACCGGCCTGAACCCGAATGTTCAGTCAATGCAGTATTATGATACTGTGTCGATTGATCAGACCAATGAGTTTACGACTGTTGAATACAGCATGTCGCGAGTTGTTGGTTCGCTGATTATCTCCGATCAGGAAGAAGATGAAAACCAAGGTCGTGCGCAAATCTTCAAAATCCTGACTGGTAAGATTAAGGCGTTGGATGAAAGCATCAGCCGCCAGTTTGCTACGTATCATACCAGTGTCGGTACTGGTACTGATCCGAACGGATTGGGTAACCTTATTCTGGCTGATCCTACAACCGGCTCGGTTGGTGGTATTAATCTGGCGTTGGAAAGTCAGTGGCGTAATTCCAGCTACGATTTTGCTGGCACTCTGACTCCGGAAAATATCGAGGAAGCTTTTGACGATATTACGGAACTCGATCTTAATCGGGGAAGTGATGGGCAGAAGTCTCCGAAACCGACCGTTATCTTTGCTGGTCGTAATATCTATCGTATGCATAAAGCCGCTGCGAGAGATAAACAGCAGATTGCCCTTAGCGAAACTGGTACGGGTAAGAAGCTGGTTAATCTTGGTATTGTGGGCACGACTCACAATGGCAAGCCCATTCTCTTTGACGAAAAGCTTCCTGCGAATGTTTGCTACTTTGTCAACGAGGAATATCTTACGTTGCACGTTCTGCGCGGCGTGAATATGAAGATTAAGAAACTGGTTGCTCCGTGGAACATGGATGCATCTGGTCGTCGTGTTGTGTGGGAAGGGCAGTTGTGCTCTTGGCGGCAATACCGCACCCATGCTTATCTCACCAATTAACAGCCTCCCGTTAATTGGTGAAACTCCCCCTGTGTGACTCACACAGGGGGCTTTTTTAGAAAGTCATTTACTCATTTAGCACAGAACGGAGAACTAAAATGGCTCAGGCTTATATGAATGGTGCAAGACTGGCGTATGTGGTAGTTCCTCTTGAAGGGGAAGTGACAAGGAAAATTAACACTTGGACGAAAAAAGCCGGACTTGGTAGTAAGTATGTCGATCAGCCTGCCGGTTTTATGGTGTATTTTCCTCGTGGGCATGTATTGAGGATTAGAGATCGGCAGATGCTTCGTCAGTATCGACTGGATAAACCCGCAAAGATTATCAATTTGGAAGGTCTTGCTGATCCAAACTCGCCGCTTGGTAAGATGATGATGAGCCAAGATGATAATGCTCGTCGTGGTGCGTTTGAAGATATGGAAAAGCAGGTAATTAAATTGGCTCAGGCAACTAGTGGGCGAATTGAACTTACCAAAGATGAAAGGGAATTGCCTAAGCATCCTGATGAACGGGATGAATAGGTTTTGTGAGGGTATGAACCCGACAAACAGGGCAATGGCCCATAGGAGCAAATATGTTTAGAGACCGTAATCCTTCAAGTGTCTATCTCCAAGGCATTAACCTGTATGTTCCGGGTATGCAGTATGCGTCTGAGTTGGTACATGGACAGCCGACTGATTTTTCACTTGGTAGTCCGGCTGCGCAGAGTGCTACGGCGTTTCTTAGTGCCGCAAATGCTCAGACGCTTGGTGATGTAGCCGTTGCGTCGGCTTCTCAGCTTGTTGATAGTCGCTATGGTCGTAACGTGCGCCTGTCAATTAGCGGTGATCCGGGTAATGCTCATGTGGTCGATGTTTATGGCTTCGACTATCTTGGACAACCGATGGTCGAGCGGTTCACTGGTGCGAGTGGTGTAACGTCAATCTTGTATGGTAAGAAAGCTTTCTATCGTGTGACTAAGGCAAAGGTTGTAACAGCGTCGTCTAATGCTGTGACCTTTAACCTTGGCACTGGTAGTAGGCTTGGTCTGCCGTTCAAGGGCGATATTATCGCCGTTAAGGAAGCAGGTGTACAGGTTCAGTTGTTTAACCGAGACTTTGAAATTTGGGCAGACCGAGCAGCGGCAAAAGCTGTGGCAGGAGGTTCCGAATTTCTGCGGGCTCCGTGTCCCGGTTATGTGAAGACGCTACTTGGTACTCCGAATGGCGGCGGTTCTACTACCGATCCAGTTATTACCGTGGAACTTGGTGGTGTTGCTATTACAGGGCTCACTGTTACAATTGATACCAGCAATGCCGCTGGTTTGACTGTATCGGATGCGCCGACGACAATCGGATATAATGCCAATAACAGGTTTGTAACGAATGATATGATTGAACTTGTTGGTGCTGCGGCAGCATCGGCGGGCTCTGATCGTGTTGGTATTGTTGTTACGCCGACGCAGTTTGTTATGCCTGATTTGACTGATCCGGCAACGGCTACGACTGGTGATCCTCGTGGTACGTATGAAGCTCTGCGTACCCTTGACGGATCGGAAATTATTGTTTCCATGATCGGCAATAACGCCGTGAATGCAGATAATAATGGCGGGCTGCACGGCCTCAAGCACTTCGGAGGCTAGTGGAGAGTGGGAGGGACTTAACTTTGGCTCGGTGTAGTCCCTCCCATTTTCGTGTGAGTCACACGGAGGAATAAATGAGTAGTACGATTAGGCGAATTGTTGATGATGCATTAAGCGTACTTGGTGAGGTTGCCGGTGCAGGCGTTAGTACTTATTCAGAAGATCGAATGATGAATGATGCTATTCGATCTTTTAATTTATTGTTTAAGAAGTATCACTGGCCTCACATGACTGAGTGGTTTAGGTTTCAGTTAGATGGTGTTTTAGGTATTCCTCCGGCTGATACTTTTGCGTTTGTGCGTGATATTGAAGATTTTGTTTCAGTACATCTTGACGCTAATCATACTCCTTTACCTGTATTGAACAAAAAACTTAATCCGTATGCTGTGAAAGCTTTACAAGGAGCCGGTAATGCACAAGCTTGGACATTTCAACCTGTTTCTTCTGCAACATTCCCTGATAGGTACCTGCAATTCTATCCGCTTGCGTCAACTTCCTATATCAATGTCTGTGCAAGAGTGTATCCTTTGGCTCGTGGGGTACCGTGGGATTGGGCAGACGAAATGCCACTTGATCATGATATGCTTGTCTGCGGTACCGCTTTTATGACTTTAAGTAGTGATGATAGTAATCCCGGAGCTACAGATGCACAGCGAAATATGATGGAAATTCGCTATCGGGATATTATCGCTTCACTTGCGGATCAGCCGATTATCGCTCGTTCACCTAATGCATCTGTTCCGAATGAGTGGGTTCCTTACATTCGATAATTCGTGTGAGTCACACAGATGGTTGTATCCATTTTCAATAAGAGCATGAAGAAGTCTCAGGCATCAAAACTTGAGACTTCAACGCTACGTGGGTTTGGTGGTGGTTGGAATGCGGTTGATGATGATCACGCAATGGCACCGCGTTATTGTACATCACTTGTGAACTTTCAACGTACTCCTTCTGGTGGACAGCAGAAACGATGGGGTACGAAATGGTTTGTGGATATTAAAGACGTTAATGATAGTCCGATTGTAGATCAATATTACTTCAATGGGCGACTTATTAATGTTTGCGAGAATGGCGTTATTGTATCGGTAACAGATGGTGGTACTAAGGCTGTAATTTGGAATACAGCTATAGCCGCTGAGCTACCGGGGGCACCGTCAGCTTGGACGACAGGTGTAACGCAAGTATCTTTTGTTCCATTTAAGAATACACTAATTATACATAATGGACAGGATAAGCCTGTTTCCATTTCGTCAGCATTTGCTGTAACGTATTTGCAAGACTTGGCGACAGGTAGTAACGTTAACGTTCCTATCGGTAAATATGGTTGCATTGCTGCAAACTATCATTGCGTTGCAGGTTTTTCAGCTTCTCCGACAGAAATTATCATACATCAGGAACATTTGTGGGTGATCCTGATCCAAATGACTCGATTTCCATTGACGTAGGTGCTTATGCGCCAGAAGGTGCGGCGGCTATTCGTGGAATTGCTGGATTTAGAACTAATCTAATTGTGTTTTTGCAGGGAATTGCAATTCAAGTTATTCTTGGAATTTATGATGGAACAACACATAAGCCGGAATTTCCTGATACATTTCCGAAATTCGGTCTTATTGGGAACCGTTGCATTACTGTAGTGGAAAATGATCTTGTGTTTGCTGGTCTTGGAGGACTTACCAGTGCGCGGCGTAATGCATTTGTTACACAGCATTTAGATAGTTCTTATCTATCTAATATTATCGAACCGGAATATCGGGAACGAGTTGCGGCGCTATCTGACACGGAGCAGCTTGTAAATTCATTTAGCATCTATGATCCATTGCAACGCAACTACATCTTGTTTACTAAAGATGGAAATGCACTTTGTTATACATCTAATGAAAAGCTGAATTATAAAGGATGGTCTAGTTTTGTAGGAATGGATTATACTTGTGGTTGTACGTCATTCCTTGGTCGTGTTTTTCTATCTAAAGGGACGCGAATTTATCAGCTTGGAAATAAGACGTTTGGTGAAGAATATTATGCTGATAAAATTTATGATCGTGATGTTACATGGTCACAAAGTTTAGCCGTTACTACAGGAGATTTGGTTTACGATAGTGTTACAGATGAAGTTTATACGGTTAGTGTGACTCACACGACGCCTGCAACTGGTACTTTTGCGGACGAACGAACAGCAACACCAGAAAAATACGCATTATATGAAGGTGTGGCAGTTGATTTTGTGCTGGAAATGCCTTGGTTTGAAGGCAAAGATCACATGAAAATCAAACACAATCGTTTTATTAGTGTAGGGTCTACTGGAACGTCAGAATTTACGGTTGAGTGTTATGTGGATGATTTATACAAGGATGCAGATGGAAATGTTATCTATGATCCGGCTTTAAGTTTAACGTTTACAGGTAATGACACTCCCGGTTTTGGTATTTTTACAGATCAGTTTGGTGGTAGTCGGCGCTCTGCTACACCATTGCTGTATAAATATCCAATAAAGTTCAAGATTATTAAGTTTCGTGTGTATGGTTCGTCAGTTCACGCCCTGATAATCAATTCTTTCTCGTTTGTCTTCGCTCGTGGAAGGTATTTCAGATAATGGCTACAACCTACACATCACGGTTTAGACTTGCTAAACCTGACTTTCGGACTTCGCCATGGAGTTCACAAGTCAATGAAAATGCGGATCGCATTGATACGCTTATGTATCGCTTGATGCAGGCTAATTCCATTATTGAGTTTAAGAATAACGTAGAAGTTGCTCTTGGCGATATTCTGTATGATGCTGATACGACAACGCTTTGGATTAATAATACAGTACATACTACTGTTGCGACTGGTACGTTTGCTGATGAACGTTTTGCTAATTCATCTTATTGGACTGCTTTGCAACTTGGTATTCAAGCTAAAGGACAATGGCAACGAAATACATTTTATCCTGTAGACTCACTTGCCTATGATGCAACTGAAGGATTAGCAGGCATTTGTATCGTTGAACATACATCACCTAATACTGGATCAATGCGGGATGATGCAGATAATTGGGTTATGTTAATTGACTCTGGCGGCGGTGGTGGTGTCCCTGCATCTTCTGTTTCGTATGATGATACAACAAGTTCTCTTGATGTTACGAATGTTCAAGATGCTATTGATGCGTTAGACGCTGATTTAGGCAGTATAGACTCTACTGTGTCTACTTTGGATTCTACTGTTGCTGGATTAGTAACTAGTAAAGGTCCGTCAGATGCAACTTATTTAGTACGAACTGCTCATGAAGACTTATCATCAGAGCGCATTGTTACTGATGGAACCCATATTACGTGGGATTGGTCTGCTACTGGTATTGTTAAAGCTGTCTTAAAAGCTGCTTCAGTTACAGCTTCACAAATAGCTGATACAACTATAACGTATGCTAAGTTAGCCACAGAAGCGGTAGCCTCAGCAGCGGAAATACTAAGCAATACAGCTAATAAACTCGTTAGTGTTTCTAATCTTTGGGATGCTAATGTTGTATATAATTTGGGTAATGTATCAGGTACTGTAACATTAGACTTTAACACTCATACGAATTTTCGTTGTGTGTTAACTGGAAATGTTACGTTTGCTAATCCTACTAATTTGAAGAGTGGTCAATCTTTTGGATTGTTTATCACTCAGGATGGTACAGGAGGCCGAACAATTAGCTTTGGTACTAAATGGTTGCCTGTAGGTGCTAGTGCTATGACATATAACACAGCAGCGAATAAGCGCAATTATATATCTGGTCAATATGATGCTAATGGAGACATCATTGCGTATAGCGGCGGTAAACTCGAATAGGCTAATTTTGCCTAAACGGAAACTGTACGTCCCGCAGCGTAGATTTATTAAGCATCGCGCAGCAGGAATACCATTCGTTGGGCCGATAATGTTGCCATCGAAAGGTGGTCCTGTATCTGTACCGGGAAGTATAAGTTATACGACTCCGGGGACTTATAATTTCGTTATTCCGTTATATACCACACTTACTGTTGATGTTCGCGGTGCTGGTGGTGGTGGTGGTGGTCTTTATGGTCATGCTTGGGATTATGAAGATCAGTATTTTGGAACAGATGGTGGACCTGGAGGTGTAAGTCAATTTCAATCATCAACGTATGTTCAAGGGAATGGCGGTGGTGGAGGGCATCAAGGTGAGTATATCTATGATGACGTTGGTAGTCATATTGGTAGTAATGGTACCAACGGGACAGCTTCAGGAGGCGACACAAATACAACAGGTGGTGGATCGGTTGGAGGCTCAGGTAGCACGGATAGCATATTTTATAATAGTCATGGTGGTACTGGTGGATATGGGGGTCGTGCCGTTAAAGAGTTTGCTATTGGCAATTTAACTGTAGGAAATACTTACGTAGTTGTTGTCGGTACAGGTGGTATAAAAGGTACAGAAACTTTTTCTGGTTCTCATAGAGGTGATGGTTATCCGGGATCAAATGGTGCGGTGTACATTAGTTGGACTTAGTGTTTGACTCAAACAATGAGGATAAAAAGGTTGTCGAACATGGAAAAACCTCGAATAAGTCCCCTCATTAACTATGGTGCAATGCTCCAGACGATGACGGTACTTATTTCTGTTGGATCATTGGTTTGGATGCAAGCTGTACAGACTACTGAAAATAAAGCAACTATGACAATGATTAATGAGCTTAAGCCTGTTATTGCAACAAATACAAAAGCTAATATAGAACAGTCTGCTCAACTAAACGCTCTTACTACAACGCTTACACAGCTTAGATTGGATCAAGCAGCAATACTAACTAAGCTTAGTAATATCAGTGAAGACCTTGCGGCAGTCAAAGCTGTAACCAAAAATCGGTAGGTTATAATGACAAGAGATTGTTACATACGGCCTTATGAAGTTTCAGATATACCGTTTATGGTTGACTCTGTTTGTAAATACGTACCTGAATTGCCTGCGTATAAAAACATTACAGTTTCAAGTGTTCGTGTAGAGTATATACTTAAACACAATCACGGAAATGCATCACATTTTCAGAGTTGGGTTCTTATTGATAAAAAGACCAATCAACTCGTAGGAGGTAGTGCTGGCTTTTGTGTACCGGGAATGCTTACATTAGACTTAGTTTCTAATGATGTATTCCTGTTTATACTACCTGAATGGCGCACACTTCGTCACTGTTGTTCACTAATAGTAGCTTATACACAATGGGCTAAGGCTCGTGGATGTAAGCTTATTATGGCAAATCAGACAAGTGGTTATCGTATTGAAGCCTTAAGCGCGGTAATGCGTCGCATGGGCTTTGAAGAAGTAGGTAAACAGTTTATGCTTCGTATGGGTTAGAACCGGGAAAATCCCGTGTGACTCACACAAAATAGGAGAAAATCATGTCAAGCTCATCACCGCCCCCGGACAATAGCGTTCAAGTCAAGCAGATGGAAATTGATGAAGCTCGTCGTCAGCAGGAAATTCAAGACAAAAAAGATGCTGAAGCAAAGGCTGCACTTGCAGCATTGCGAACTAATTCTCGTAATGCAGCAGGCAATCAAGCAAGTCAGTTCTTTACACAGCAGGGCTTAGACCCTTCGTCATATACGTCAGATATTAATTCGTATCTGGATAGTGTGCTTTCTGGTATCGCTCCTGATGATCCAAATCCGGGAGCGTATTTTAAGGACGCTGGACAAACTGTTTATAATCAGCTTGAAACTGGCGCACGTACCAAAGCTGCGAACGAGCTAGATCGTATCTTTGCACCAAACTTTGAAACGAAACGTATTCCGTTTACGCTTGATGATCCATATCTTGACAGTATTCAGGCTGAACAGCGGGCTTCGGCTGATGCTATTGTTAAGAATATGCTTGATCGTGGCGTTATTACGAATGCTGGCTATGGTGCTGCGGAAGCTGATCTTGATAAGCAGGCAGCGGGGTTTAAGTCCCGTTTGAATGAGCTTGGTACAACTGCTATTGCTGGTGGGCAGCAGTCTCTTAGGGATATTGCTAATCAGGCAAGACAAGATGCTGCACAGGTTAAAGTTGGACAGAACTTTGACCCATACAGCTATTCGTCCGATGCAGATCAGGCGTTTAATGACTTTATCAACAATCTTGGTACGAACCTCCGAGCTAAGATTAGCGGTAATATGTTTAACACGACTGGTCTTGCTGCGATTGCTGGTGCTGCTCAGGGGGCCGGTAATACTGCATTTAATCCGGCAGCGGCAGCAGGCATTTCAGCAGATGCTACGTCAACTGACGATACGACGAAAGATAAGACCAAAGAGAGCATTTTCTAATTCGTGTGAGTCACACGGAGAAAGGGTAATCCAATGGAAATGCTTGGTGCCATTACTGGCCTGATTGGTGCCGGTCTGCAAGCAAAAGCGCAGGCCGACGCTCAACAAGTTGCTTGGGCAAACCTTATATACCAGAAACAGCGGGACGCTGCAAATCAGCGTTTCGCATCTGCTACACGAAGCGATGCCTTTGGCAACCAAGAAAAATACAATGATCTTTTGAATAAATGGGAGACTATTCTTACTCCTACTCAAAATAGGATCATGAAGGCGGGGGAGCAGGAACAACTTCTCTCCATGACAGAAGATGCAATGCGCAATCGCCGACAAAAGCAACGCGCAGAGCAAACTGCTATAAATGCTGGTAAGAACTTTCAGCAGGCACTAGCAGGATACAAGTACGATCAACCTAAATCAGAACTTGCTAATCGCGACGAATTAGAACGGTTGCTCATTGATAATAATGCGCAACAAATGAAGGATGATCAAGGTCTTATTGCTCGTCAAGCCCTTCGTATGGGTAAAGGTGCAGACTATGCTCGTATTATTAAGGCAACTGATGATGCAATGGGCCAAAAGCTTCCTGCTCTTATGCTTCAAGCAAGGGATCAAGCCAAGACAGAACACGCTCAAGCAGTACAGCAGCATCAACAGCAGTATCTACCTGAAATGCAGAATTGGGAACAATTAATGTCTCAGGGAGGCGGTGATGCTGGCCTTAAATTCTCGAACGTACCGCAAGAGGTACAGGCAATGCAACAGGGTATGGCTAGTGCTATTCAGTCAGCTATGCAGTCTGGTGCTAGTAGTATTGGGAGTGCTTACAATTCCTTGGCTACTACAATGGGTAAAAGTCCTGACCTTAAACCGATAATTGCAGCTTTAACTGGCGGAAAAACGACAAGTAAGCAACCTAAATATAGCATGGTTGCGAACAGTTCGTCGTCAAACGATCCTGATACGAACCGTCAACCGTGGGACGAGAATATACCATGGGCGCAAACAGGTGATTACCTGAATAATATGGACTATGGTGACTGGCTCTTTTAATTGTGTGACTCACACAGAAAGGTAACTACAATGCCCGGCGGTAGTATTCTCGATCAGATCAAGCAGCTTGCTGGCCCAATCCTCGCTTCGCCACAGGGACAAGCTATGGCACAGGCTATTATGTCTCAATTGGGTGGCGGCGGTAGTGGTGATCCTCGTGCGCAGATGGCACAGAACCCTATGGGACCACCTACCGGACAGGATGAAGGTAATCCGGCTGTTAATATGCGTGGTGGGTCTGCTATGGGCCGTGGCCCTGCAACGGATGGCGAATTAGAGGGAATGAATGATACACGTAATCAAATGCGTCCCGATATGCCCTATCAGCAGGGAATGGATGAAGGCGGTAGCGGAGGTTTGAACTCTGATGGACCTACACCAGACGAAATTAAGCTGCTTATGTCGAACCCGTCGCCTCGTAATCAGGCAAATTTCGATAAGTTGTTTGGTCCCGGTGCTGCGCAGCAGGTTCTTCAAGGCGGTGGCGGACAGCCACAAACGTCTTATGAAGACGATGTTCGTGGGGCTATGAATGATGCTAAAAAGGCAAAGTCAAAGCCAAGTGATAATGACGGTGATGAATAAAACTGTGTGACTCACACGAGGATTTAGCTATGGGTCTTCTATCTGATTTTGGCTATACAGACGGTAACAATTCTACCTACGAGGAACAGCCGAAACCTCAGGTAGAAGATAAAGAACCGGATGATCTTCCGAGCGCAATCATAGCAACAGCTAACAAGATCGGGATTAACCCTCTCGATCTTGCTACTGCTATTTCGTATGAGACAGGAGGAACGTTTAATCCTCGTTTGCTAGGACCTGAGACTAAAAACGGTCAAGGGCGAGGGATTGGCTTGATCCAATTTATGTCAAATGGGGCTGCGAAAGACTATGGCGTCACACAAGACACGAGCATTGCAGATCAGCTTAAAGCAGCGGGCCGATACCTTGTTGATCGCGGTGTTAAAGCTGGAATGGGCTTGCTTGACATTTATTCTGCTATTAATGCTGGTCGTGTGGGTCTTTATGATCGGAGTGATGCTAATAACGGCGGCGCTCCGGGGACAGTTAGGGATAAAGTTGAAAAACAGATGGCCGGACACCGCATTAAAGCGGCGCAACTTTTAGGCTATCAGAAATTTGATACTCCGAGTGTAACCCCTGCCGCTTCTCCTGATTATCCCGGTTATGTCCCTCCGACAGGTCCGCGTCGTAGTGGTGCATCAGAAGGCATTGGTTATGTCTCTGATAATAATGGTGGCTGGCGTCCAGCAGAGTCGGGAGAGGCGCCACAAGCTATGTTTTATGGTGAACCTCGCAATCATCCGAGAGCTACGCCAGCTTATATTCGCTCCGGAACTCCGGGAGTACAGGCTTCTTATGTCCCGCCTGAGATGCGTGGGCCATTTAGAAAACAACCTGTACCACTTGAAACAGGTGTAGCAACTGTAGGTACGCCAACCACAGATGCTATGCCTGATATGGACGTTCCTGCAATGCCGGGTATGGCACAAGAAGCTATGCCGCCCATTAATGAGCAACTTGCACAGCTTTTAATCTCTAATGTTCCGTCTCAACCTGAGACACCTAACCTGATGAATGAGAGCGAAGG